GTAACCCGCAGGTAGATGAATTTCAGACAGGTACGCTAACCCTGCGGATCGTGGATCAGAACGGCGATTTTAACCCGCAAAACCCTAGCAGCCCGTATTACGGCTATTTAACGCCTATGCGTAAGGTATCTATATCGGCTACATCCGCTGGCATTACTTATCCAATGTTCTCAGGTTTTATTACAAGCTACACAACTAGCACACCACTTAATGCAAACGATGTTGTTTATACAACTATTCAGGCCGTAGATGCTCAGCGACTAGCGCAAAATGCACAGATTGCTACAGTCACAGGGGCTACTGCTGGCGATCTAAGTGGCACAAGAATTAACCAGATACTTAACACAATTTCATGGCCAGCATCGATGCGCGATATTGATGCAGGTTTAACCACGATGCAGGCAGACCCAGGCACAGCTCGTACATCCCTAGCCGCATTACAAACTGTTACAAATAGTGAGTACGGCGCGTTCTATGTAGATGCATCTGGCTCGTTCGTATTTCAGGATCGCACAGTAACTACGGCAAGCATCGCAGGTACGCCTACAGTCTTTAACGATAACGGGAGTGACATTGGGTACGCGAACGCTGTATGGCGTCTGGATGATACTTTGGTTTTTAACCAAGCCAATATCACTAGGACGGGCGGCTCAGTTCAATCATCCACTAACGCAGCTAGTGTTGAGAAGTATTTTGCCCACACTTATAACCAGCAAAACTTACTCATGCAGACCGATGCCGTGGCACTCGACTATGCCCGCGCTTACGTTGCAAGCCGTGCAGAAACCAGCGTTCGATGCGATGCGATTGAACTAGACCTATACACAGATAACTATGCCAATGGCATATTAGCCGCGCTTGATCTGGATTTCTTTGACCCGGTAACTATTACTACTAACCAGCCAGGTGCATCTACCCTTACAAAGACCCTGCAAGTTTTTGGCGTGGCTCATAACGTTACCCCAAATAAATGGCGTACAACTTTTACTACACTTGAACCCGTTATTGACGGGTTTATATTAAACTCAACCCTATACGGCGTACTTGATACGTCTGTACTAAGTTACTAAGGAGATAAACAAATGGGAGCAGGATTAGGTTTTAAGACCTTCGTAACGGGTGATGTACTAACAGCGGCCGATACAAATGGCTATTTGATGCAAGGCGTATGGGTATTCGCTAGTGCGACAGCCCGTGATGCAGCTGTAACTAGCCCGCAAGAAGGTAATTTCTGTTATTTAAAAGATACAAACGTTACTCAGTTTTATACTGGTAGCGCATGGTCATCCGTAGGCGCAAGCGGTTTAACACTTGTTAAGTCTGGAACTATCACTACTGCAGCTGATTCCAGCACTACTTTTGATGGCGTTTTTACATCTACATATCGAAATTACCTAGTGCTAATGACAGATTTACTTACAAGCACTAATCAGGATTTACGTTTACAAACTCGTACCGGCGGCGTAACTGCATCGGGTGGCGTTTATTATGGATCGCGTACAGTATTGGGATCAAGCGGCGCGGCAGTTACAACACAAACTGCAGGCGGTACATCTACCCCTATTGTAATTATGCAACCAGGTGGCACAGGCGTAAGCAATATGCAGCTGTGGTTTAGCAGCGTAGGAGTAGCGCAGCGACCTACATGGGATGGTAACGGCTTCGATATAACTACAAGCGGATCAGTTACCGAAGGTTACTCAAGTGCAACTGCATCGGCTATTGACGGCTTTATCTTATCTGTAGCCTCTGGCACATTTTCAGGACTAATTAAGGTATATGGAGTACAAAACTAATGACTAAAAAAACTGATTTAATAATCAAACTAAAGTCAGAATATCCAACCATTAGAGTCGGTTGCGATGAGGATGGCTATACGGAACTAATTGGCGCGGATTATGATGCAAAAATTAATGAGTGGGCGGATAACCTGCTAGAGGCTGAAGCAGAAAAAGCGGCTAAGCAAGCTACTGCAGATGCTAAAGCTGCACTACTGGCCAAGTTAGGCATTAACGCCGAGGAAGCAGCCCTACTGCTGTCATGAGTGCAATCAGTTATAACGGCTGGCCAGCCTCTAAAGAGGTTGAGTCGATCCGTATCAAGTCTTACGCAATCAGGGGCAGCAAGGTAAAGCTGCGTTGCGCCTATTTTGCTGCGCCTCTACTTGTGGCTTTTGCAGAGCAATTCAATGAACTAATCGAGCCGATTGATGGCGGTGCGCTAGACGATTGGGGCTACTGCTATCGCGATGTTAGAGGCGTACCGGGCAAGTTAAGCAATCACAGCAGCGGTACAGCCATTGACCTCAACGCGACTAAGCATCCGCTAGGCAAGGCTGGCACTTTCCCAGCTGAAAAAATTCCAATGATCCAGGCACTTACCAAAAAATATGCTCTTAATTGGGGTGGTAATTGGACTCGAAAAGATGAAATGCATTGGGAATTAGCACTAGACCCAATTAAGACAGCCAAACACATAGAGAAGTTAGGATTAAGTTATGCCGAGTAGCGCACAAATATCAGTAGGAACTACAGCCACACTTTTAGTAGCTGCAAATATTATGGATCAGACAGTATGGCTACATAATCTAGGCGGCGGTGCTGTCTATTTAGGCGATGCTAACGTAACTACATCTAATGGTTACAAACTAGATAACGGCGATAAAATGCAAGTGCCTGTAGGAGATCATGAAGGCTTATATGGAATTGCTGCATCGGGTACGCATACGATTGCAGTATTGAAACAAGTCAACTAAGGGCACTTAGGAGTAAGACCATGAAAGAACAAGCTAAGGCCGCTGGCCTGTCATATCTACGCGCCGCTTTTAGCTGCGCAGCTGCGCTTTACATGTCCGGCATTACCGACTGGAAAACATTAGGTAATGCATTTATTGCTGGACTACTTGGCCCATTATTGCGCGCCATGAATCCAAGCGACAGCACTTTCGGCGTTAAGTAATGACTGCCGCCCAGTCGCTAATAGCAATAGCCATAGGTATCTGCACACTTATGGGGTTTGCGGCTGGGCTGGTTCGCCATCTAGTTAAGTATTACCTAAGCGAATTACGCACAGACAATAACGGCGGCCATAACTTAAGGGGTCGAGTGGATCGTATTGAAAGCAAGGTTGACTCGATCTACGAAATGTTGCTACAGCGTTAGGGCGTGTCGGTTATTGACCGCTGTCATACCTAGGCTTTACCCTTTATTTACACGTTAGGCAGGGCTACCTAATTCGGTGTAGCACGGCTTAACCCAAACAAGGGCGAAGTAAATGGATATAGAAAAAGTAGCAGTATTCGTAATAATGGTAAGTATTGCTTGGTTTATCGTAGGTTGGTCAGTCGGTTACAAAGAAGGCGTAAAGGATGGCTATAATCGTGGCCGCGCAGCTGGTATGCGTGTAGCTAGTGATCGTGTGGTCAAATAATGAACGCCGAGAAAGAACTATTGCTTGCATTACTTATCGAGAAATACACAGCACCTAAAGTAATTACACCTGCTTTACAGAAGCCAGATAAGGCAGTCAGAAAACATGTAAAACGCCGCCCATACAAAATTCATAGGTGGACTGCTTCTCAAAAAGAAGATCTTATGATGTTACGCGATGTAGATAAGTTAGATTTTGACTATATTGCCAGAGTCTTAAATTTGCGTACTGAGCAAGTTAAAAGCATGTACAGCCTTACATCAAGACAAAATGCTCAGCAGGTGCAAAATGTCCTTTGATCTATCAACCTACGAGGATGTAAACAGCCGCATTAAGCGGTTCAGAGAAACCCATATCTCAGGCAGGATCATTACTGAGATCGTTGAGATAAACGTAAAGGATGGTTATGTAATCATCCGTGCCAGCGTATTCCGTGAGCATGAGGATGTAGTACCGGCGGCCGTAGATTATGCCTATGAGCTGCGTACTGATCGAGGCGTAAACAGGGACTTCTGGATTGAAAATTGCAGCACCAGCGCAATCGGTCGAGCCATCGGGTTACTTATGCCTAGCGATGCACGGCCTACACGCCAAGACATGGAGAAGGTAGAACGTTTAGCGGCTCAGCCTGCAGTAGAGGTTGATCTATGGGCTACTGCTGTACCTGCAGTAAAGGTTGATGGCGTGGGAAGTGTGCGGCCAGCAGCTGAAACTATTGCAGACATTAAAGCGCAATTAGGCAGCGAGATTATAGACCCTGCACCTATCTGCTCGCATGGCCGCATGGTTTACAAAGAAGGCGTAAGCGAGAAAACAGGCAATAAATACCGCGGCTATACCTGTAGCAGTAAGTCACGGGGCGATCAATGCAAACCAATATGGCTATAACTGAGATGGCTCAGATCGTCCAGGTGATCTTAGATCGATCGCAGGAGTTACAGGCAGCAGCTAGTGGGTTTGCCCGTAGTACAGGCGAGAAGGCTAATACGCCAGATCATGCTGGACGATATAACACAAAGATAAACTTTCACGAGTTCGTTGCCGAGCATAGTGAAGCCGCTGGCGCAGAGATAGCAGTAGCGCAGTACATGGGTATCCGTAACTTTATACCTACTGTAAATACTTTCCACGATGCACCGGACATACAGCTAGGCAATCTAGGGTTCGAGGTTAAGTGGACTAAATACATTAACGGCCATTTAATTATCCATAAGGATTACCCACGCCTTAGCGATGTGGCAATCCTTGTCTGTAATAAGAGTCCGGTATATCAGATCATTGGCTGGATGCCCGTGCTATGGGCTAAAAAGGCCAAGTATTACAACGCAGCTGATGGCAATTACTGGGTATCTCAACGTGAGTTATTCGAGATGGATGCATTAAGGAAGTCTGTATATGGCATTACTGAGGATTAACTGCAGGGTTTGCGCCAAGATAGGTAGCGGTATGCAAACGCATAAGATCGTAGATGAATTTATTAACTTGCCGCCTAACGTAGTTTGCGTTCAATGCTTAGGCTGTGGCGTTATGGGCATAGAGATGCTACTCAATAGTGAACGCGCTAAGGATGAGGACATGCTAAATGACTAAAGAGCTAAGAATCAGCTGTAACTGCGAGGACTACAAAGAGATGAGCCTGTCGGTTCACCTGGTCAATGGCATTATCCCTATCATCATAATCAAGTGCGAAAACTGCATGAGTGCTTACACAGTCATGCCTAATTCGGTGCAAAATGCCTAGTTACTTGTATCGCTGCGATCAATGCGGCGCAGAGCTAGAGATGAATCACCCGGTAAGCACACACGGCGACAGCGCACCTTTATGCTGCAGCTACCCAATGAATCGCGTGTTTAGCGCGCCAGGTATCATATTTAAGGGAACGGGATGGGGTAAAGACAAATGAGTAATACAGAGATGCGTACGATATTGCAGGATCTAAGGGAACTACTAGCTAAAGAGATTGAGCACAAGTTCATGCCGTTACATGTATGCCAGGTGTGCGACAACCTAGCCGTAGGCGCGTTAGTAGAACAGATTGTGGCCACAATTAGGGGCGATAATGACTGATCTCAATGACTGGAAAATGGCCGAACGCATAGCCGAGAACAGCAATACATTTAAAACGCCGCAAGATGTTATGACTGCCTTTGAGGATCTTATGAAGCAAGTCGAAGCCGAAGGCGACCAAGATGACTAAGCGACTAGGCCAGGAGTTTTACACAGTTGCGGATAACGCTGTGTATAACTCATGCTGTGACTCAATACAGTTTAAGTATCTGTGCATAACCTGTGGACAGAACGCAGGATGTTATTTCTGCAGCTTTAACCCAGATGAAAAGCATGAGTGTAATGAGTAGCGACACGCCGATTATATTGAAATGGTTTAGGTATGTATGTGTATACTTAATCTTAGTACTTAACGCTTTTACTAATGCTTATGCTAGTACTAACTCTAATAAAGAGATTGAAAAATATAAACTATATAGTCATATAAAACTAACTAACCATAATGAATACCTATGTTTAGAGAAGCTTTGGTACTTAGAGTCTAAGTGGAATTACCGGGCTGATAACAAGCGATCATCTGCATATGGAATACCACAGCTGTTAAAGCTAAAGACTAATGATCCTTATAAGCAGATAGATGCAGGACTCAAGTACATAGCCCATAGGTATGGCACACCATGTAAAGCCTTGGCATATCATCTAAAGACTGGGCACTACTAATGGCTAAGCGCGGTGACCCACGCAGTCAACGTAAGTACAAGGCGATCAGGCTTACAGTCCTGGCTAGGGATCAGTACACCTGTTACTACTGCAACCAGCCAGCTCATAC